CCCCCCAATTTTTCGAATTTAGGGTGCGGTCGCCGGCCCAAAACGCGCGGGGGTCTTAAAATTCACTCTCCCCCAATAAAAATATATTAATTCAATTTAATTAAATAAATAACAACAAGATAACAACAAAAATAACAATACAGTACATAATACAATCCAATACATAATAATAAACAACACAACCTGATAATAATACATAATACAATACATAATAACCTTGTCAATATTGTTATACTGTATGTGTATCTATGCCTGTATCTGCGTACCCGTAGGGTGCCCCGTATTTCTCAAAAAAATAGAATAAATGAGGCTCGGTTCGCGTTTGTGATCGTTTGGGCCCGGGCCGGGTGCCGCGAAATAGGGAAAACGTAAAATGAAAAACTTACAGCGCGCGGCGCCAAGTGTTTATTTATACCAAGCTGGTCATTTTTCTGATTTTTTGGACCAAGTCTTTATTGAGGCAGTTTTTTTGAAACTCGTCGTGTAAAAGGGGAAAGTATTCCCGGAAAAACTTAAACTGCATCGGATTAATTGCGGCGCTTTGAACGCCTTGTAGTGTGATGTACTCCTCATTTACATTAGAATCGACCAGTCCAATATTTGTCAATAACAATTTCATCAACTCGACAAAATAAATTTTAGTAGGATGCATAGCCTCAAAAGCTACAACCTTAGTCTTAAAGTTTTCTTTTATAAAACTCTCCATACAAATATAATTTGGATATTGCTGAGAATGCAACTTAGCCCTTTGATGGTTTTCATTTCTGCCTTCAATACGAACATTTGATATCGGATACTCTTGCTCTAAAATCTCCGTTAACTTTGGATCATCTGACATGCGTAAGAATTCAACAATTTCTTCAACATTATTAGGATCATTAACTTTCGTTTGTGCGTATTTTATATAAGGATTGGATTGTTGCAAATCAAAAGAATGCATTGTTAAACGAGGATTAGGAACACATATAGCTTTCCCAGTTACTATTTTATCACAAAGGAATTTGGTTGTTAATTCTGGTATACAAGACGATAGACCCATATCTTGAAATACAAAAATATCAGCTTGTTTTATTTTTTCGTGTATTGCATTAAAAAATTCGCTTTGGTGCAGTCGGTTGCTTTTAGCCCACACTTTGAAGTTTACTGGATTTCGACCCATTGGTTTGCAGGATTCGTCAGCTCCGATCACCTCAAATTTTTCTTGTAGCTCTGGATTTCTTAAAAAGTATCTTCCAAGAGTCCACGTATGGCAATTTCCGTAAAATAATATTTTTTGTTTCATTCGGGTCTGATAAATATGGCGATCTCAGACGCTTCTTCATCATCAGCCACACGAAAGTCCCCTATTTCAAAATGCCAAGGCGTCGTCTTGTTCTCATTGGTTGTTATTCTTACGTATTCAATGTGATCAGCCTCGTTATAACCTCGTTCCCATCCATCTACTACAATACGACTATCCGGAGGCACTTTTGATAAAATTTCTATCAATTCTTTTGCGTTCATTCTAGTAACGATTTTATTCGCATTATATCAATGTGAGGTAAATCTGCGTCGATATTGTTATCATAATACGGAATGTTATGGTATTCGCAAACCCCTGCCAGTGTGTTATGAAATATTTTCATAAAATTAGTTTTATTGCGGTAGCTCTCGTTATTAAATTTAATAACTTTTGCTTTCTTTGCGGGATCTAAATGAATCATATTGGAAAAAGCTGATCCGTGAGGTCCAATTGCAATTTTAGCATTAGTAAAGAGTTCATATTGTTTTGCAAGAGAAGTTGCGCTTCCATCCGGCTCTTGTCCTGTTAACAAATAAAACTCTAGATTGTGCTCATTGGCGTATTCTTTTAAATAAGCAACAATCTCATCTTCGTTCTCTTGAATCATGCGTCTGCGATTGTTAATAAGAAGCGTCGTGTTGTTCCTAGAACAAAATATCAAATATTGCTTTGGCGTATTAACTGTGGGCTTCAATCTCTGAAACTCTTTTATTAATGCTCGTATTGCGCCCTCTGCGCTGATATTTTTATATCGAAACCCCCTATTTGGACGATTAAGGGTTATTCCAAATTCAGCAAACTCCGGAATTGGGTTTAAGCTGTTTTCGCCATAGACGAATTTTAGCCTGCTTGACAGTGTTAACCCGAAAAAATCTATAATTGATTGCATCATTGGAGTCATTTGCACTAAAATAGAGTCAAATTCGGGGAGAATAGCATCAATGCTATATAGGGGCGCAAGACAATCTTGGTATACATGACCATATTGCGTGGGCCACGTCATATAAAATGCGCATTTTTTAAAGCTCATAATTTCTTAACCTTTCTATAATTGGTATTATCTTTAGAAGTTTTGAATTTTCCATAAATTGTGACGGCGCGCGGCGTGTGCAAAGTGTATATATATTTATGAACGAACTTAATGAGGTGGCGAAAATTAGGGATTCAGGCAGTTTTTTGCTAATTTAATTGATTCTTTTTCTTATTTTTTGTCTTATTGTTTTGAATATTTGGTACTGGAATGATATTTCCAAATAAAATCGAGCATTTTAAATTAAAAGCTTGTTTTTGAAAAAAAAATCGATATTGCTGGTATAATAGCTATATTAATTTAATGTCAAAACCTAAAAGAAATTATTCTCACTCAAAGACGGATTCTAAAATTAACAATCAAGCCGATAATGTGGAGACTGATGATAAATCCTCACACGTATCACAAAGGCCTAAAATAAATTTTTCTTTAAATATCAAAGAGCGCAAAGACCTTACTGAAAAGCAAAAATTGCTAATGGAGATCGCATTGAATAAGAATTCTAAATGCGTATTCATTGATGGGCTTTATGGGACGTCTAAATCTTACTTGGCTGTAATGGCATCTTTGAAGTTATTGAATGCTAAGAAGGTGGATGAAATTATCTTTATAAGAAACCCTGTAGAGTCTTCTACAACTGGTAAAATTGGATTTATTCCCGGAACTAGCGAAGAAAAAATGGCTCCGTATAATGCCATTCTCTTTGACAAGTTAGAGGAAATGTTGTGCGAATCTGATATAGCAAAATTAAAAAAAGATAATCGAATAACTTGTCATCCTGTTGGCTTTGTAAGGGGGCGTTCTTGGAATTGCAAGGCTGTTATAGTAGATGAAGCATCCTCTATGACTTGGGATGACCTTTTTCTTATTTTAACAAGATGCGGGGAATTTACGCGTATCTTTTTTATAGGGGATTCTATAAACCAAAATGATATTGGTGCTAAATCTGGTTTTCGTAAAATGTTTGAGTTATTTAACGATCAACAGAGTCGGGATTTTGGAATAAATTGCTTTGAATTAAGGGAGTATTCGGACATAGTTAGGTCTGGACTGCTAAGGTTCGTGATGGAAAAAGCCGGGCTAATTAAGAATCCCAATAGCGATAAATCGTGTAATTAGTAATAATTACGGATTTGAAAAATGAAAAAAATACTCACTGGATTATCAAATAATATAGCACAAAATAAGCAAAAGATAAAGACATGGTCCGAAAGTTTTAGAAAATATTCTGATGGTGAAATTGTATTAATTGCTGCCAATGCTACAGATGAAGATATTAATACCTGTAGGGAATTAAATATATCATACCATCTAGTTACTGTCGAAGAGGTTCATTTTATTAATAATAAAAGATTAAAGCATACTAGGGATTTCATGGAGCAGTCCGATGGTGATTTATTTTTAGTAACAGATGTTTTTGATGTCGTATTCCAGTCTGACCCATTCCAAAAGATGGATTTAGAAAATTATGATATTTTTACTAGCGGAGAGGGTATATTTGTAAATCAAGAACCGTGGAATAGGAATGTTATAAACGAAGTTTTTCCAAATGATCTAGATATATGCTCAAATACAGAAATTGTTTGTTCTGGAATCATAGCGGGTAAAAAACAAGCAATGTTGGATCTATATTCTAAAATGGACGATATGTGCGAAAACAGTCCAAATGGACATAATATAAAGGATCAAGCGGCATTAATAATAATGGTTGTAAAAAAGCAAATCGATAGATTAAAAATTTTTAATTTGCATGATGGGTGGGCTATGCATTGCCAGTGCTCTGGTCCAACGTATTTTTTTGAAGCCTGGGGACTAAGAAACTCCCTTATTCATAATGGATATAAAGTGCCAAAATTAATTGGAGGTATAGTCTATACTGAGGATGATAAAATTTTTGATATGGTTCATCAATTCAATAGGATTGAAGAATGGAATAAAATTTTAATTAAAGATTATGAATAATGCATACTGCATGTGTACAATGGCGGAAACATATGGGCCACATATGGACGAATGGATGTCTTCTAAAATAAATAATGGCGATAAATTTTCTATTATAGATAAAACCAACAATACTGGATTTGATAAAGGGTTTGGATTCACTGACGCTGAATTAAGAGATAAATTTTATACAAATCAGGAGATTAGTAAATTTCATTATTGGAGCCCCGGTGGATATAGAACAGTTGCTTGGTTTTACGCTCACTTTAGAATGATTAATTTCTATTTGTCTTATCCAGACTATGATTATTATTGGTTTTTTGATGATGACATAATAATGAATAATTGGGAGGCTTTCTTTGATTCATTTAATTCGGAAAGCTCTGACTTTCTATCTTATTTCTGTTTTAAAAACAAGGGCGTATTAAGTCAACCAAGCGTTCCAGAAATAAATGAAAAATCGCGTTCAAGTTACGGCTGGTTCGGAAGGTTTCCTGGAGATGGGGATAAAATGCCACCAAATGTGGGGGATTTATTTGGCTCATTTTTTCCAACAAATAGATTTTCCAATTCGGCACTAAAAAATATTTTAGAAATTACAAATAACGGTTATAATGGTTATGGTGAAGGGTTCGTTCCAACTGTTTTAAATCATAATGGATTCAAATTAAATACAATAATAAAATCAGATGATACTTCTGATTTTTTTAATGTTGACGAGTTAAATATTCTTCATAAACATATTAGAGTTACTTGGGCATGGATATAACATTTTGTACATTTTATTTTGATATTGATAGGGGTAACTGGGAAAACTTTACTGTTCCAAATAATACTTATTTATACTGGTTTAAAAACGTATTATCTCTAGATATCAAGCTGCATATAGCCACTGAAGAAAAATTTGTAAAAGAAATAAGGAAAGCTAGATCAAAAATAGATCCCAATTTTGAAAAAACGATTATACAAGTAACTACAATTCAGGAATTAGAGGGATTTAAAAAATTTAACTCATCTTTGGAAAAATTAATGTTTTCTAATCAGTTTAAGGAAATATTGTGGCATCCAGAAACTCCAGAAATGAGCAAGCCATTATATAATGTTTTAATGTTTCATAAGGTGAATTACCTGAATGAGGTAGCTCAAAGAAATCCATTTAATACAGATTATTTTAGCTGGGTTGATGCTGGCTTTATTAGGGGTGAAAAAGATATTGAGGGTATAACATCATGGCCTGATCCAGAAAAGTTAAAATTAGCTCCAGATAAAATTAAATTCTTTTGTATTGATGACAACATTGAAGGATCAATATCTAGCACTAGAGACCACTTGCTTTCCCAAAGGAGATTATTGAAGGGTACAATCTTTTTTCTGCATAAGAATCTTACGGCAATAATCAGAGATAAATTTAATCGTTACGTTACTCAGAGTATTAATAATGGATACATAGGAAGCGATGAAAAAATATTCGACTTGTGTTGCTTGAACAATCCTGAGCTTTTCGATTTATACAAGTGTAACTGGAGAGAAGAGTTAAAACTTTTTTCTTATGAATATGTCAAACCCGTGCAGGAAATGTACGATGTAATATGCGAGTGGGAAAGTGATGAAATAGAAAAATCTGAAGATTATGATTTTTGGTTTTTTTGCGTTGAAGATGAGTATGGTAAATTAATAGTTAGGGATGACTTTTCTTACGGAAAGCACGATGCCTTTTTAAATTTTAATGAAACCAATAAGAGTTTAAGAATTGTATCGGACCGCCATCCTGAAAGTTTCGTTATTTGGCCTCATTCTGCGAGCAAGGGATATTTAAAACCTTTAAAGAAAAAAGTGAAATTCAATAGCGAGCAAGCCGAAGAGTGTCGCGGCGATCGTGCCGATATAACTATTGATGAGTATTTTTTCGTAAATCTTGATAGAGCAAAAGATAGATTGCTTTTTATCGCCAATGAGTTTGGCAAAAGTACAATACTTAAGAGTAAAATAAAAAAATGGACAGCATTAGATGGAAGAAACATAAATCCCGATTGGATACCTAGTAAAATAATTACTAAACGAGCGTATGACAATATCACTTCTGGCTTACCGGTGCAGAGAGGCTTGAGTCTAACGCCTGGGGCGCTGGGGTTTTATCTGACTCATATTAAAATATTTGAATACGCTGTATCTCAAAACAAAAATATTTTCATTATAGATGATGATGTTTTAGTTAATGAAAATTTTGACGTTGAAATATGCGAAATTTTAAAAGAATTGCCCGCCACGTTTGATTTCTGCTATTTGGGATATTACGATACCAACTATCAAAAAATACCATTTTCAAAAAAACTTTTTATCCCAAGGGGGCAATTAAACGGTCCACATGCTTACATCCTTTCGCCAAAAGGTGCTAAAAAACTTTTAGATTTGATTTTTCCAATGGATATACAGTTAGATTCCGTATTATATACATTGCAGAATCATATTGAATATTATGCAGCCTATGAGAGATTAGCAATGTACGTCGACGATTTCCCATCGGACATTCAACATGAAACTGGATGTGTTAAAAATTACTAGAACGAGAAATCTTTAACAAGTTCAATCGTAACATTTGATTTAAAACCACAAACATCACCTCTCCTTGCTGTGGGAGTAGTAGTAATCAGCAAATAAAATACATTATGAAAATATTTTTAGACTTAGGAGCTCATCACGGAGAAGGTATGTTGCAGTTCATACCAATCTTAAATTTAAACAAAGATTGGGAAATTCACTCATTTGAACCCAATCCTTTAGCTCAGCCAGAATCAACATTTGATCAGCTTCGCAAAGAACAAAATCTTAATATTACTCTTCACAGAGCAGCTGCTTGGATTAAAGACGGAACTGTAACATTTAATCGTTTTGGTTCTAATGGTCAAAGTGAAGGAAGTCTTGTTGCTGATACTGGCGGAGGAAAAGAATATGAGGATTTTCATTCTGACGTCGAAGTTCCTTCGGAGGACATTTACAATTTTATACAAAGATTTAAACCAGATGATGAGATCTATATTAAAATGGATATTGAATGGTCTGAATATCCTCTACTAGAAAATCTTATTAGTAGAGGATGGCCAACGAACATTAAAAAAATCTGGATTGAATGGCATAACAGATACGTACCCGAATACATACAGCATGCTCAAGAACTAACAGCAAAAATAAAAAAGTTGGGCACTGACATAGTTATGTGGCACTAGTAACAATAACGTGGAATCATGCTGATTCTTTCGATATCGAAAAAACAAACTTATTTAAATCATTTCGAAAATTTAATCCTCATATTAAATTCCACCATTTTCATTTCAATCGTGGGTTATTCAAAAAACTGACAAATTAGTATTTGAAGAGAGCGACTGGAGACAGCCGATTTCTTAGGTTAAAAATATAAATTAATTATTCTGAAATATATAAAATAATTTTCTCGGTATGTTATTTACACTTTCGTAACTGTCTTCAGAAGGTAGCTTGCTTAAGCCCAGCGTTTTCCAGTCTGAAATTTTTCCCGTTTTTTTATCAATTATACTTGGCCAAACCCCGTACTCTCCCCAGTATAAATATTTATACAATACTATATTAGCTTTTGAGCGATATTCTTTTTTATCAACTGGAAGTTTATATTTATTAATTAGCCCTATTGCTGATTTATCGCAATCTAATTCCATTTTTATTATGGATTGAGATAATTTTAATCTATTGGATTTGCTTATTTTTTGCATGCTTTTGCTATTTTTAAATAAATTATTTAAATTATCTATATTGGATACCTTAATTTGAAAATCATCCCAATATTTGCTTCCATTGATACACTGCAGAAAGTGTGAGTACTCATGCGCTAAAACTCCCATCCAATAGGTTGAAGATGTATCTAAAAAGCATTTTATTGTCATATCGAATTCTGAAAACTCTCCATCTATTTCATTTTTATTTATTGAGGGATCTTTAAATATTATTTTTCCATTGCGCTCTTTCAAGTGGGATTTAATTTTATTTATAAAAACTTCTATTTTGTATTTTTTAAAAATATCTTCTAGTTTCATGTGCATAAAATATATTACATGATACAAGGGCATAGAGACTGCAAATAAATTGATTATTATAGATTTATATATATAATTAATATATAATATATGAAACTGTATTGCAATAATTGCTTTTCCAAAACTGAATATAAATTTTCGAAGCCGAAGTTCTGTCCAGAGTGCGGCTCTAAAACTGCAGCACTGACAGCCGCCAGTAAAACTATTGAAAATACTGACTCGGAAAATATTCAAAAAATCAAAGACTTAGAAAATGAATTGTCAGAATTTAGAAAAGGCGGGGCACAAAGAAAAAAATCTACCGATTCCGTAATCTTGCGCTCTAGGGCTTTAGATGATGACGAATCGGATGATGATTACGATAGCGAAGATTATAGTGAAACTCAAAGACATATAAATAATTTTAAACGTAATGCTAAAAGGTCTGGCGTTATAGTTGAAAAGAGCTCTAGTGATTCCGGTATATCTTTTGGTCAATTAATTGAAAACTCGTCCGCTTCCAAGACTAAATCTAATACGGATTTTCAAATGAAAGAGGACGCGAATTTTCCTAAAAAAACAAATCAACAAATATTGGAAGAAATAAGATTAGAGGCATCGAGTGTTTCTAGACCGATTGAGATCGATTAATATGCTTGATGAAAAATTATTTGAAAGTAGTCGACCAGATTTTTCAGAATGTATTTACATAATAAATCAAGAATTATCTAAAAGAAGAGCAAAATGGAGATTAACCGCAATAGCTTGGATGGATTTTGACGATGTGTCTCAAAAAATAAGACTTCATGTTTTTAATAAATGGTCCCAATGGGATAATTCAAGACCTCTTAGGCCATGGTTAAATACCATTATTACAAATCAGATAACTAACCTTGTTAGAAATAATTACTCCTCTTTCTCGAAGCCGTGTTCTCAATGCAAATATAATCAGGGCGGGAATTTATGCGAATTATATTCAATTCAAAACTCCGAATGTTCAGATTATTCAAAATGGGAGTTGGGAAAAAAAAGCGCATACGATATAAGAATGCCTATAAGCATCCATGAAAAATTTAATAATCCAAATAGTGAAGAAAACCAGGGGCTCACTATGGATATACCGGAATTTGATTCCTATATAGATTACGAATCTAAAATAGACAAGTTTAACAAAACTATAAGGGAAAAGCTGTCTCAGGTAGAGTGGAAGGTTTATAAACTTCTTTATATAGATAATGTAAGCGAGATACAGACGGCTCAGGAAATGGGCTATAAAACTAGCGAAAAAAATAGATCCCCCGGATACAAGCAAATTAAAAAAATTAAAAACAAAATTTATAAAATTGCAAAAAATTTAATGGTTGACATATTGTGAATTTAATAAAAAATGGAAGACCCTATATCCCTAACAGCTGATCAAGAAAAGATAATTAGGCAGGCTTTTGAGAATGGAGCTACGCCAAATCTTTCGGAATTAACGGCGTTAGTTTTTAATAATGCTTCATTGGATGGAAGAAGCAAGCAAGGCAGATGTATAAAGGAGTATATATCTGAATTTAAAATTGGAAAAATTAAAGTTAATGTTATTGAAAAAGTTGAGCCTTGCACTCTTACTGATGAACAAAAGAATCAAGTATCTTTAGCTGTCAAGGACTTGGATTTTAGTAGTCTTATATTTACTAGAAAATTATTTAATGATGATTCTATAAGCGCTCTACATAGAGAGCATAGGGCTGTTCAGGGTTATATAAAATTTCTAGACGATCAAGAAGATAAAAAGAATTTAAGATTGGACGAGTCGGGAGATTTTCAGTCTATAGTTTACAATCCGTCAAGCAATCCAAAGAGACCCCAGATAGCTTCTGACCAGTACAGGCCACCAGCCACATTCGTACAGGTAATAGCGAGAATAAACAAGTATTTAAACTATGGCTGGAAGGAAGAAAATTTAAAACGGGCACAAATAAAGTCCGCTGAAGCCTTGTCAACATATCTCAAAATATTTAGATTTCTTTATCAGATTAATAGTTATTCTAGACAGGAAGATAGAGAATTGTTTGAGGACGCGTTTATCAGATATACTCATGATAAAGATGACCTGTCTCAAGAGGAAATAGATCAGTTTATAACTCTTTCAAATGAGGTTGTAATTGCGGCCGACATTCAAAGGCGGATAGAATATCTTAGAATTTCTTTAGATGAGATGGCTTCCGAATCCGATGGTAAAAAAATAAGCATGAGTCTTAATGAAGCCATTAATAATGCTCAGACAGAATATAATCAATGTATTTCGCGTCAGGATAAGTTATACAAGAGCCTTACTGTTAATAGATCCAAAAGAATAGAAGAAAGAAGAAATGAAAACGCGTCTATCTTGAATTTGGTTTATGCCTGGAAACAGGAAGAGAACAGGGAAAGAATGATTGCTCTTGCCGAAAGACAAAGAGAAGCACTTAAAGAAGAAGTTGAAAAACTATCTTCTGTTGATGAATTTAAGGCTGTCATTCGCGGAATTGACCCAAGGGAGATTTTCAATACTTAATATATATGGAATTTTCTTGTAAGGAAAAAAACTGCACTTATTCGTGTGACGATAAGGATAAATTTATTAATCATATTAAGGATATTCATGGTATTAAAATTGATCAGTATCTAAAGCGTAATTTGAATAAGAAAGACTTGCTGACCAAAGAATCGATTGATTTTAAAAGTTTTGAGCAATATCTATTAACTGACTTTGTAAATAAGAAGAATATGTTGGCTTGGCTGAAGTTAGAAAAAGACGGTTTAGCAAAAGAATTCTTATTGTATAAAATTATTTCACATTCCAAATTAAAAAGTGTATGCCATTTTCCTTCATCGTCGGAGATAAGAACTATATCTTATTTGCCCTCTATTAAAACATATAAATTTTTCTTTGATGAATTGAATGAATTTATAGATTCTACGGGTTTAAGTAGGCGGTATAATTACAATAAAAATGAATTAAATTTTAATTTTATTCACAAGAAAAACATAACGATAGACACTAGGGAGCAAAAGCCTATAAAGCTTATGAATTGTGATGTAATAAGCAAGAAACTTGAGTTTGGAGACTACTCGTGTGATGAAATCCTGGCTGTTGAAAGAAAATCATTGAGTGATTTGGTTTCCACTCTGTCTTCTGGATTTGACAGATTCAATAGAGAAGTTGCAAGGGCGAGGGAAGCTGGTGGATATATAGTGGTAGTAACTGAGTGCGATATTAATAAGTTTTTATCATTTTCTTACTCTAGAACTGGAAGATATGCTAAGGCGTCTTCTGATTTTATATTTCATAGGTTTAGAGATGTATGCAAAAGCTTTCCCGAAACGATTCAGTTTTGTTTCTCTGGCGGTAGAAAAGAGTCATCTGAAATTATTCCTAAAATACTTTCGCTTGATTGCGACGCCGCAAAAACATTAGATTTTCAATACCTGATAGAGCATAAACTTATTTAATATATGTGGGAAGTAGGAAATCAAGATATTATTATTCCAGATAGGCACTTCAATGAGGAGCTTTTGGAGATGCGTGGGGAAATGGATGATCCTACGGCACGTATAACGCTTGCTAAATTTTTAAAATCCAATATAGGATTAACTACGGAATTATTTTTAGGAATAAAGCTTGAAAAGTATCAAGAAATAACTATTAAAGCCATGTTTAATAGGAATTTTAGCATGTTGACTTGGGGAAGAGGTGCCTCTAAGACCTTTTGCGCCGCCGTCTTCTGCGTGTTGCAGTGCATATTTGAACCGGGAAGTAAAATATTAATAGCTTCTGCGAACTTCAGAACTTCGAGAAGACTATTTATGGAAATAGATAAAATGCTGAATGCGAAAGATGCAAGTTTGGCTCATCAGTGTTTTAAAAATCCAATAAAGAGAAATGATGAATATATCTACCCTGTCGAATTGCCGAGCGGTGGATCTATAATTGCTATACCGCTCGGTGGAGAAAACACGAGAGGCTACAGAGCCTCGGTTCTAGTAATTGATGAATTTTTATTAATGCCTAAAGACATAGTTGAAAGGGTTCTTATGCCTTTTATGAGTTCCCCTCTTGATGTCGCTGAGAGAATTAGAATTAGGGAGGCTGAGGATCAGATGATTAAAGCCGGAAGGATGTTTGAAAAAGATAGAACAGTTTTTAAAAATACTAATAAAATGATAACTCTGAGTTCTGCGAGTTATACTTTCGAATATCTTTTTGAGCTTTATTCTATTTGGTCAGACATAATAAGAGATCCTAACCTATTGGGGGACGTGGAAAAAATAGGAGAGGACAGAATGGAGGCGATGAAGAATTCTACTTATTTTGTTTCTCAAATGAGTTACGAATCATTGCCGGAACATATGATTGATCAGGGCGTTATACAACTGGCAAAAAGTGGCGGAATAAGTCATTCCGCGTTTCTTAGAGAATATTGTGCAAGATTTGTAGACGGTGGCGATGGTTATTTTTCACCTAAAAAGATGACACTATGTACGGTTCCAAATGGGCAGTATCCGACTACTAAAATAGTTGGAGATAGGGATAAAAAATATGTATTAGCCATAGATCCAAGTTTTAGTGCTTCTAAAAGTTCAGATTATTTTGCTATGGCTGTTTTAGAATTAAATCAAGAAGATGGTACTTCTATTTATGTTCATGGGTACCAGAAGGCTGGAACAAGCATTCAAGATCATATAAAGTACTTTTATTACTTACTAACTCACTTTAATATAGAGTTGGTAATAATTGATAATGCTGGTGGTGATCAATTCATAGAGGCTGCAAACGGATCAGCTATTTTTAAAGCAAAAGGAATGAAAGTCGGCTTTTTTGAATTCAATTCTGATAAGGAAGGTGACGAGTATATTGAAATGCTTAAGAATGCTAAAACTCAATATAACTTAGACACTAAAACCGTATGCATTAAACAATACTTTACTTCTTCATTTATAGGTAGAGCTAATGGTTATCTTCAAAGTTGTATAGACCATAAAAGAATATGGTTTGCCAGTGCCTCGTGCGCGCACCCGGACATAGTAAATCAAATGTTTAGTTTGAATATTCCTATTGATTATATTTATCCAAAAGGTATAGATGATGCGCCCGATGACGCTTCTGAAAGAGCCAAACTCGGCATTAGAGACTTTATGGAGCAACAGGACTTTATAATAAAAGATACGAAAGATCAGTGCGCGTTGATACAAGTTTCGTCAACAGCTCGCGGAACGCAGAGTTTTGATCTCCCTTCTCACTTGAGGAGACTCACGACTGCAAACAAACCAAGAAAAGATAACTATTCTGCTTTAATGCTTGGCAACTGGGCTGTTAAGGTATATTTTGATCTACATTCTGATAAAGCGGAAAAGCCCAAATATAATTTTACACCCTTTTTTCTATAAAACGTGTAGAATTATACAATAATACAATTGTTAATTGCGTTTTAAAATTAATAAAATAAAGGAAAATTGATGTCTAAACAAAAGCTAGAAAATACTTCATTTGCTACTGGAACAGTTTCTAAGTCGTCTACTAGACGCGAGAAGGTGGAGCTTCCGGAGGCGGTTATGGCTTCGCTAGACGATAATTTAAGCGTATCCTTAGCTTCCACTTGTGAGAGGTCGGGAGATACATCCATGAGGAGAAATTCGTCAGGTTCGATAACTAGAACGGATAGGTTTGCTAATCTGGAGCGTGGCGTGGTTCCTTTTATTTATGGTAGTGGCAAGGGTAATTATGACTCCAACATATCCGCAAAAGATACCATCGTTCTTTGTCAAAAAGCTTACTGGAATGTTCCCATATTTAGAAATACCATCGACTTAATGACTGAATTTAGTCTTTCAGATATATACTTAACAGGAGGCAATGAGCAAAGTAGAAAATTTTTCGACCTGTGGTTGCAAAAAATAAATTCTTGGGATTTGCAGGATCAATTTTATAGAGAATTTTATAGAAGTGGCAATATTTTTATATATAAATTTAGAGCTGAATTTGGTAGAGAAAGCATGATGAAAATTCAAGACGCTTTTGGGTCAGTTGGTTCTAAGCTTTCTGACTCAGCAGCTACGGTCCCAGTAAAATATATAGTCCTTAATCCTGCTGATATAAATATAATAACTTCTTCGTCATTTTTAGATAATGTGTATGTTAAGATGCTGAATGACTACGAGTTACAGAGCTTGATAAATCCTAAGACGGAATCTGACCGACAGATAGCGGAAAAAATTCCTGAAATTAAAAATATCATAGATAGGAATAAAAGTAAGGTGTCTAAGGGTATTCCGTCTGGTTTGAATAATGTGGGATTGCAACTTGATAAGGATAGATTGGTTGCTGTTTTTTACAAGAAACAAAATTATGAACCACTTTCTGTCCCTATGGGATTTGCCGTGCTTGAGGATATAAATTCCAAGCTGGAGTTAAAAAAAATAGATCAGGCTATTGCTAGATCTGTTCAGCAGGCTGTTTTGATGATTACGATGGGCGATGAAAAAGTTGGTATGCCGAGCGCTCAGAATCTAATATCAATGAGAAAGCTTTTTGAAAATCAGAGCGTTGGTAAGGTTCTTGTCGCTGATTATACAACTAATGCAAAATTTGTCATTCCGGACATAGGGAATCTGCTTGATCCTAAGAAATACGAAATATTAGATAATGATATCAGAATGGGACTGAACAGTATTCTTTTCGGGGAAGAGAAGTTTTCAAATACGTCAATAAAGGTCAAGGTGTTCTTTGCGCGCTTGAAGTATGGTCGTGAAAAGTTTTTGAGAGATTTTTTAATACCAGAAATGAAAGAGGTTGGAAAAGCTCTTGGATTTAAGCAGATTCCGGCTCCGAAACTTGAAGATATAGACTTCGAGGATAATGTTCTGATGAGTCGAGTCTACTCTAGGCTAATAGAGCTCGGCGTTCTAACTCCAGAGGAGGGATTTGATGTTTTTCAAAGCGGTAGGCTGCCAACTTCGGAAGAAAGTATCGAGTCTCAAAAGAAATATAAAGATTTGAAGGAAAAGGGTTACTATCAGCCCCTGATAGGCGGAGTTAAGGATCCGTCTGGGGCGCAGTCTGCTGGATCATCTGGCGGTAGTAAAAATCCAGCTGGGAATTCCGGAAGACCATCTGGCACTGGCGCAATAAAGCAGTCGGTTCCAAGAAAGCAAGTTTCGGGCTCGTCTAATTTGGAAAATGTTAATCAGTTTAGCTGCGATAAAATAAAAATTACCATTTCCTCTCTTACATCATTAGAAAAGAAAATAGAGTCCATTCTAAAGGCAAAATTTAAAATTAAAAAATTAAATAAAGATCAAATTGAGGTGGCTTCGGATATGGCAATTTTAATTGCTCAAAATGAAGAGTTAATCGAGTGGAATAATATTTGCGAATCTTACATTCAAGATCCGTCTAAATCTAATCCGGAAATCTACAATAAAATAGATGAACTGGCTATTAACCACAGCCTTGATAATAGGTCCGCATGTATTCTTTATCATAGCAGGAAATAATTATGGCAATAAATAAAATAAAATTACAACAGATAGACGCTGATTTTTCTAAAGTTGTTGGTCAATATGGATCTGGTTATTTCGCAACAACTGGATCATTAAATTCGCTTTCCGTATCTACGGTTCCTTATTCTTATATTGCTACTGGAGGTTTTCTTTATAATACTGGGGCGCAGTCGATATCTGGCGTGAAAAATTTTTTTTCTAGACCTACTTTTAGCGGGGCGCGTTTGAGCACATTACAAGAAGTTCTTACTTTGACAGGTCAGCAAACGCTGAGTGGTGCTAAAATATTTGAATCTGGAGCATCTTTTAATAATTCTGAAATTAACTTTCTTACGGCTGATGTTAACTTTATTATGGATGATGTTAATTTTTCCGGAAGCGATATTCATTTTTCTGGAGCAGATTTTACATTTGATACGATATCTAGATATAATTTGGCTAACGAGCTTCAGCAATTGCTGGTTACCACTGATTCTAATCAGACCATTGACGGTGTTAAGAATTTTACGTCTGTTCCAAAAGTTAATGGTTCCAATCTTTTGATAAGTGGTAATCCATATCCGGTTTATACTTTTCCAGCGAGTATTAGCAGTAGGTGTTTTCCGCTTTTTGTAGAGGGCGCTGGCGGTGCCTTTAAAACGCCATTAATTAATGAGGCGCTAGAGTACAACTCATCTAGTCAGGTTTTGATGTCTAAAACTTTTTCTGGGAGTGCATTTTTAGGAAAACATTTTAGGGCTCCAACTGGCAGCAATTTAGAACTTTCAACATTTGAGCAGAGTGGTTTTATAAATTTTCAATTTCCATCTGGAAGTACAAGTTATAAGATGACTAGTGGTTTTTTTGCTCCCTCTACTAGTGGCACTAAAGCCCTCGGTCAACCAACTATGCCTTGGGGCGCGGTTTACGCAACTACAACAACTATTCAGACGTCTGATAGAAATTTAAAAACTGAAATATCTGAAATTCCAGATAGTTGGCTTGATGCTTGGCAGGAAGTCGACTACGTTAGGTATAAATTTAAAGACGCAGTTGCTCAAAAGGGTTTATCTAGTGCAAGATGGCATGTTGGTCATATCGCGCAAAACATTCATGAAAAGTTTGCGAGTAGAGGATTGGATGCATTTAATATTGGTATGTTATGTTATGATAAATGGGATCAATCGATTGATGGCAATGGAAATATAGTGCCATCGGGAGAGATTTGGTCTATTAGGCCTGACGAATGCCAATTCATGGAGATGGCTTTGATGAGAAGATCTTTAAATAGATTAAAAAGTGGAGTATTAATTTAACATTCTATGTATACTATCGAAATACAGGATTTATCAAGAGTGAACGAAATAGTTGTAGAAACATCTATGGCGCCAGTTCAGTCTGTTAATGGCATGATCGGAGCTGTAAATGTTAGCGCCGCAAGCGTTGGTTTGAATAATGTAAATAATACTGCTGATATTGACAAGCCCGTGTCGATTCCGATTTCTGGCGCGCTTTTAGCTTTAGAGCAAAGAATACTTTCGCAAGTTCAATTGAGCAATTCTTCTGATCTGGAGTTTCAGGTTGCGTTGTACTCTGGAATTGATTCGCTGTATGTAAACTATCCAATTAATTTAACTCAGAAGCCTAAAACTGTTACTTGTTCAATTGAAAACAATATAGATGATCTTATCTATAATTACTTTATATCTGATGTTACCAACATGGGATTCAACATTGAATTTAGTGATTACTTGTCTGCTGATGGTTACATTTTGAACGTTGTTGCGTCAAGATAAATCTTTTGTATAAAATTATTCTCATATCCAATATAAATGGTGTAATGTGTATCTGATTGCTTATAAATAACTTATAAAGCATCATTGTTGAATTAAAATTAAAATTAAAATTAAAAAAATATGATAAACGCATTTAAACAAATTAGACTCACTAATATTAATATCAGCGGCAACGCTGGTAGAGTTGAAGCGGGAGCTAGCGGGAGCTTTGCTTACCTTTCTGAACTTGATGCTACTGGCGTAGCTCTTAATAATTCATTATTGCAATTAAGTGGCGAGCTTTCTACTGGCTTAGGGAGTGGATTGTTTGCTCTTAGTACTGATCTTGCAACGGCAAGTGGTGAACTTGCTACTAGTATAGCTCAAACTGGTGCAGATTTATCTTCTGCGCTTGTTACGGCTAGCGGCATACTTGATAGTAAAATTGATTTAGTGTCTGGCAATCTTAACACATATATCGATGATCGCATTAGTGGCGTAATTGATATGGCTCCTGCCGCACTCGACACTCTTAATGAGTTGGCTGCCGCATTGGGAGACGATGAAAACTTTGCTTCTAATCTCGTAACTACACTCGGAAATATTAGTGGATCTTTGTCTTCAGATATTTCTACAGCATCTGGAATACTTGATTCTAGAATAACAACTGAGGTGTCTACGCTTAATAGTTCACTCGCTACTGCAAGTGGATTGCTTGATACTCGCTTGGTTGATATTGAAAGTAATTATCTCGATAAAAGAGTTGGCGGTATTATAAGTGGAAATCTTGATGTTACTGGCACAATAACTGCTTCTGGCGGTTTTGAGGTTAATGGCGGTGGAGCTTCGACAACATTATTCGTTGAAAATGGTAAGGTCGGTGTCAATACCGAAACACCTTCTGAAGCTTTGGAAGTTTCTGGAAATGGTAAGTTTTCTGGTACTGTAGAGGTGGCTGCTCCAATAAGTGGTTCACATGCTACTACAAAAACCTATGTTGATGATCTTTTTGCTAAGCAGAAGTCATTTAGTACGCCAGTTACGCAGAACGTTGAATCAATGAGCGTTAGTTTCCCTGGTTCTGCGTTTTCTTCAACTCCGGTTGTTAATGTTTCTATACAGGGAAGCGTTTATTACGCGTTTTCGATAAGCAACAGAACTACGACTGGATTTGATATTTCTTTCTCTGATGAAGTTCTTGAGAATGATATCGTCTTGAATGTATTCGCCTCAAATCAATAATAAATAAAAAATAAACAATCTTACGCTAGGTCCAATCCCTTGCGTAAGATTTTTTTTGAAAAACTAAATTAAATAACATATGGCAAACTTAATAAAATCAAACAACGCAAACATAAAAATATTTGGTGGCAAACTATCTGCTGCACCAGTAAATGGAGGTGGTAATTCTCTTCTAACTGGTCTTCAAGCATTCTATAAACTCACAGATCCATCTGATTCTTCTGGAAACAACAACACATTGACAGTTAATGGCAATGTTCAGTTTGCTTCTGGAAAGATTGGAGATGCTGCTGTGTTTGATGGAAGTAATGCTTTAGTTGCTCCATTAGCTTTGGATTTTTCAAACGACAAAACAATTTCATGTTGGGTGAATGGTTCTGATGCTGGTTATGGTCAAATATTAATGGGTCAATATAATTATGGACCTAGTTTCAATATGTATTTATTGAACGGAAATATTAATATTGATGATTTTACTCAAGATCTTGGAATAAATTACCCATTTACCACTAATTCCTGGCAACATATTGTTGTAACAACTTCTTCAGGAACAATTAAATTGTTTGTAAATGGAATTTTGCAAAGCTCAGTATCTAATTATTTAGGAAATATACCTTGCTTGTCCATTGGAGCTGAAGTGCGGGAAGGAAGTCTTATTAGCCCCTTCAACGGTCAAATCGATGCAGTTGGTATCTGGAACAGAGCACTCACTGAAGGAGAAGTATCTGCTCTTTATAACTCTGGAAACGGTTTGGAATTAAACTAATAAACCAGTTTTAATAAAAAAATTAATAACCACAGGAGCTTAACGGTTCCTGTGGTTATTTTTTGTATAAATATATAAACTATGCTTAAACGAATACTGATATCTCTATAAGAGATTTTTCTGAAAAGATTAATGAGTCTTTTAAATGGATTAACGATTTGTAAACTGTTTGTCTGTTGGTGACTGATTTTGTGTATATGCATGTATAATCCGCACCTTTAAATTTTAAAAAATAGCATATGGCTAAAGGAAACAATTCTCAAAAAAAAGAAAAAAAGAAGCCCAAGCAGGCTGGTTCGAAATCTTCCCAAAAGGGCTCGAATAAAAAAAATAAATAAATCTGTTTATGTGCGTGGGTTTATTTGGTAAATTCGTCTACTATTAAAAAATAATTTTTATTTATATTATAAGCGTGTATAATATTTAATGAACTAATGTCGAAATAGGTCGGCGGGCTAGATAGATAAAAATGTCATTAATATTTAGAACAAAAATGCTACACGGTAAATCAGGTTATTTTGCTGATTCAATAGGAATTGGTGCGTCCGCGCCATCTGGTGGCTTGCACATATCTGGTGGCGATATTAGAATTGAAGGCGGCGATGCATATTTTGAAAATAGACCGCTTGTTTCTGGTATTCCTATAATGGTTCGGGGCGACCTTTTTGATGTTGATACTACATCTTTTTATCCAAGAAATAATCCTAGCGGTTTTGTCACATCTGGATCGATTTCTGGACTTTTTCCAACCACTATTTCTGGGGTTGTCGTGTCTGGTGATTTATCTAGATATTATCCAATTAATAACCCCAGCGGTTTCATTACTGGATTTGACACGTCGAATTTATACACCAAAGATAACCCTAGCGGTTTTATTACTGGCGTTGACATGTCTTCGTTATATCCTCGCAGCAACCCTAGCGGTTATATTACTGGTTATAATACTGGACTTTTTTACGCGTCCAGTAATCCTAGCGGTTTCATTACTGGCGTTGACACGTCTTCGTTATATCCTCGCAGCAACCCTAGCGGTTATATTACTGGTTATAATACTGGACTTTTTTACGCGTCCAGTAATCCTAGCGGTTTCATTACTGGCGTTGACACGTCTTCGTTATATCCTCGCAGCAACCCTAGCGGTTTTATTACTGGTGTTGACACATCATCTTTATATCCGCGTAATAATCCGAGTGGTTATATTATGCAGTCTCAAACTGGTGCATTTTATCCAACTTCAAACCCAAGTGGATTTCTTACTGCTCAGATAGCAGCTTCTGGATACGTTGCTAGTAATATAACAAATATTAGCGGAGCTACGGCTCTGACAAATCTTATTCAAATAACTCAGTCTGGTTATAATGCTATATCTAGTCCATCAACTGGGACACTTTATATAATTGTTGGCTAATTTATAATATGAAAATAACTGATTCAAGCGCAGCAAAAGTGGGGGCAAGCAATGTAAGCGCAATAGCATCTTCGACGGCATTGTATCGTCAGTTTATGGTTTATTCCGCGACAACCATTTCATCGGTTATTTCTGGCACAATCGGTATTATTAAAAACGGCACTGGCACATTAACGCTTATAGGATCGAATACTTACACTGGAGCCACAATTATTAATATGGGCATACTCCGCCTCACATCTTCAGGAGCTATTTTTAATGGGTTTACCGCCCCATTCACCGTAAATACAAATGGAACATTATCCCTCGGCGGTGCTGATTCTGATCTTAAAGTCGGGGTCAACCTCGACGGCGGCACTCTGTTTTCTGATCAGAATTCTGGTTTCGTTGTTATAAGTCCGGTGGTGAACGTGACCATCAACTCCATAATACAGACCAGTGGCACGGGGACAACCACTAACTTGAGCCAATTATATTTCGACGGAGGCATTAACATTTCCAGTGGCGTGACTCTGACATATAATCCCACAACTTTGAACAGCGGAATTGTAGTGCGCAATAACGCCTCTTCGAGTGGATCTCTGGTTATCAACGGAGTTGGCACTGGTTCCACCACTGGTCGTTCCAACCTGCAATTCGCTACTGCTGGTTCCAGCAACTTTGCCAACACAGATTTGACCCTCACCAATGCTACCATGAATGTCGGTAGAGGGTCAAATAGTGACGCAAACTCAGGTGCTACCATCAAGAGCTTGAATGGAAACGGAAGAGTTCGCGCTGATAGTACCGCCAGTACCATAACAGTAGGCGCAAACAATGGAACTGGAAGCTTTAGCGGAATAATAGCTAATGGAACCGCCACGCTTACTTTAGTTAAATCTGGAAGTGGAACACAGACCCTGTTGGGAAACAATACCTATACTGGAACGACAACAATCTCAGGTACATTAGAAATTGGATCCACGGGATTGCTTGGAAACGGAAGCTACAGCGCGACTGTTACAAACAACGGCACGTTCCTTTTTGGATCAAACAGCAATCAAACCCTCTCTGGTATCATCAGCGGAACGGGTGTACTCACCAAAAGCGGCACTGGTACATTAATAACAAATGCAGTAAACACATACACGGGGGGAACTATAGTAAATGCGGGAACTCTACAAATAGGAAATGGCACAAATGCTACGGCGAGGGTTTTAAATACCACAACCTTGAGCGGAGGCAATCTTGCTTACAATTACAATGCCAACAACTTTACAGTAAATGGAGCAATAACCCTTACCTCAACGGCAAGTTTAACAAAACTTGGATCGTTCCAGATTAACCTTCAAACTGGCACACTTAACGGAGGAGGGCAGACTTTAAATATCAATGCGACTGGTGTAATTTATTTTAACGGGACGGCGGGAACAACCAGTCTGGGTCAAATAAACATTCTCACTGGAGCAGTTGGGCAGGATGGTGCTGGGGGATTGCCTCTGCGAAACGCTACGATAAATGTTTCGAGCGGGGCGCAATTCCGAACCTACACTAGCCCAACGATCAATAATAACATTACGCTCAACGGCGGTGCTGGACCAAATGGAGGCGGCGCACTTTGGAATGAGTCGGTTGTTGCAGGACATACACCGATTTATGTTGGGACAATTACTTTGGCTTCTGGCACAGACTCAAGCGTAGGGAATACAACATCTGGCTTTAGTATAACTGGACAAATATCTGGATCGGGATCATTTACAAAAGTTGGGACCGGAATGCTCACGACTTACAATCAAAATAATAACTATACTGGCTCAACAACTATCAGCGCAGGCACTTTGCGAGTTTTTGCCAAAACATTTGGAGCAATATCGCTTACGGCATCATTTACCACGACTTCATTAACAGTAGATTTTAATAACGTAACCCCTACAACAGGGGCAACATATCAATTCTTTCTTGGTGCAACTTCACCAACTGGATTAACGGTTACTCTGACTAATGCTGGTGGAAAAACCGGAACTTATAACTATACAAATTCAACTTTAACTATTAACTAATATGAATATACAACCAAATTGGACAGTAACTGATCAAGGACCATGGCAATTAATTTATAATGATACTTCAATTATATCATTATTGGAAGTTGAAGGAATTACTTCTACACAAGGATATATTTTTGCTGGTACTAAAGAAGAATGTGAAGCGGAAATAATTAGATTAGGTTTACCTTGGGCTTCTGAATTAGTTGAAGAGCAAATACCATTATGATTATTAAAAAAATAAAAGACGTTATTGAGGGTAAGGCTTCTATTGGGCATAGTAGATCATCAAAATGGTCATCTGTAAGAAAAAAGCATTTGGATGTAAATCCTGTGTGCGCACTATGCGCTGGGAAAGATAAATTAGAAGTACATCACATTAAACCATTTCATGAGCATCCCGAATTAGAACTCGAACCAACCAATTTAATCACCCTATGCGAGTCTTATAGTTATGGCATATGTTGCCATAGAACCGTTGGACATCTTGGTAATTATAAAAAAATAAATCCAAATGTAGTTGAAGATTCAAAAATTTGGAATGAGAAGTTGACAACCTAGAATATATACGTATGAAAAAGCTATCTCTATTTTTGTGTTTTTTGCTTCTTTCTTCTTGTACAGTTTATACTGAAAAACAATCCGAAGCTTTATCTAAGGTTGTGTATGCTTCCAAAGATTCAATGGAAGCTGCCAGGATAGATTTAGCCGATAAGTATATAACTGAAACAACAAGGATTGTTAGACCTCCCAAGAATAGAATTCCAATCGAGTCCGTATATAAAAAAATCGATCATCATATTGGTACGGTTTCTAGTGGAAGTAAGCTTGATCCTGTTCCCGTGGGAAAACATAGAACAGTCATAATTCCAGAAAAATATAGGAATGATACTGTTATTGTTGTTAATACCGACGAGTATGATCAGCTTTTGAAGGATAAGGAAATATTTATTCAGATTCAAAAAGATACAGCGGGATTGCTTGATGCTAAAAAACAAGTTGATGATGAATTAATTCGCCAGATGGAAAACCGGGATAAGATGATTAATGATCTAAACTTAATGCAAAAAAAATTAGTCGAAAAGGATTTGGCTATACTTCGAAGAAACATTCTTATAGTATTGTTGATTGCCGCAATGGGAGGAGCAACGTATTTAAGAATAAAGGGAATATTATGAAAAAAGAAAATCAAATTGAAGAAAAAATAAAAGAGTTAATATGGAATCACGCACTTAAAATTATTTTTGCACTTGGTTTTATTTTTGGCTTTATTATAAGATCTATATTTTAATTATTTAATGTAATAATGTATTACAAATTCAATTAGTATTTTAAATAATGATATCTTCGTTTATTCCTTCAGACTTTGTGCCCGTAATGATAGCTTTTTTAACTGGGATAATTGGACCGGCGTTAGTTGTTTACATAAAGTATGTTTTAAGCGTAAGAAAGATAAGAGATATATCAAAAAGGCGTAATGATTTTAATATAACAATAGATATTCAGCAAAAAATAAACGATACGTTGAATAAATTACAATCCAAATATGATTTAGACAGAATTTGGATAGCTCAATTTCATAATGGCGGAAATTTTTATCCAGGCAATAAGAGTATGAAGAAGATGTCCGCAACGTTCGAGTCTACAAAAGCTGGCGTTTCTACTGACTTCATGAAGCTTCAAAACCTTCCGGTTTCTTTTTTTAGTAGCGTTTTGCAGCGAATGAATGAAAATCAGAGTGGCGTTATAATTGAAACAGGTGAAACTAGCGACAATGCGTTTAAAGATTTTTGGTTACATCGAGGAGTTATTAGATCATACATGTTTCCAATTATTTGTTTGGAGGGTGACTTTATAGGGGTGCTTGGTGTTGATTTCAATAGTGATATTGGAAAATTAAGTGATGAACTCTATATGGAACTAGAGGTCGAGTCAAAAATTTTAGCTGGTTATGTTGCTATAGTTTCAGTAGAAAAGCATTGATGTTATGATACAATTAATAAAAAATGCTGCCATGACTGCGGTTTCATTTTTGAGTAATAATTATGTTCCGCCAAATACCCCGGCTCAAGACGTAGATAGATTAAAATCTATAAATCATATGGAATCTAAAAAATTCTTTATTGTTCTTACATCCGTTACTATTTTAGCATTTTTTTATTTTATTAGTATAGGCATAATGTTTTTACTGCCACACGAAGCTCCAGAATTCGTCAGCGGATTCGTTACTATATTTTCAAAAACTATTGAGATTTTAGCTATTATTATAGCTTCTTATGTTGGTGCTCAAGCTGCCGTGGATTTAAAATACGGAAGCAATTCTAGCGCGTCTTTACAAGGAATGACTGAAACAATCGATGAAGTAACTGTTATTCAAACAAACACAAAGGAGGATGATTATGAACTCATCTAAGCCTTCTCCTAAAACATTAGATCTTTTGCTCCAATATGAAGTTGGAGGCGGTAGGTCTTATTATGAGAAATATCTTTCAAAATTTACTTGGCCAGGTGGAGCTTCTGGGTCGACCATTGCCATTGGCGTAGATTGTGCTTATTATTCTGAATCAGAGCTTGCTGAAATATTTTCATTTCTTCCAAAAGACCAAATAAAACAAATTCAAGGAGCATCGGGAAAGTCGGGAGAAAGGGGAAAAGAATACACAAAAAGCTTAAGAGCAGCGGGGATTGTTGTTGGCTGGGATAAGGCATTGGAGATTTTTCAAAAACTCACTTGGCCAAAATTTACAAAACTTGCAGAAAAAACATTTCCCGGTTTAGTAGATTTGCATCCAGATGCTTACGGAGCTATAATTTCTTTAGTATTCAATAGAGGAACCAGTCTTAAAGGGGATTCGAGAAAAGAGATGGTCAGCATAAAAAACTTAATTGCCAAGAAGGATTACAAAAAAATCGCAAAGGAGTTTCGCAATATGAAACGAATTTGGATTGGTAAGAACTTGGATGGTTTGTTGGATAGAAGAGAAGCAGAAGCTAAATTAATTGAAACCTGCATATAGATCAATTTTATATAAAATAAAGTGACATTTTTTATATAATTGTGTAAAATAAAATTACAATAAATTATTAAAATGCCTACATTTGAAAATTCTTATATTTGGGTAAAAGATTTCGTAGCAGAAGAGTATAGACCATCGGTCAAAATTAAGTTTCCACTCGAAACTATTTTCGCGTCTGATCCTGTCAAGGTTTTTTTACCGCAGGATAACGACATTAACATTGCAAAAGCTGGAATAGATTCTTTAAAGCCGTTTTTAGATCCATCTATTGATTTGGAAAAAAATTATGACCTGATTGGCGTTGCTTTTAATGCTTTTGTCGTCAATAGGGCTAATAAAAATGGTCAAGTTATTTCTACGGACGTTGCTCTTTCTTCGGTTGATAATTTTAAATTTAAGCCAATGAATATCGAGCATAAGAGAAAGAACGTTGCCGGATTGATAACTGGATATGGCTTTAGCGAATACGGTACTGACAAGCCGCTTACTCTTGAGGAAGTAAAAGATAAAAAGGACCCTTTTAATGTTGTTTTAAGTGGTTTTGTTTGGAGAATTGTTAATGACGAATTTGCTACTAAATTAGAGGAATCCTCTGACCCATTTTCGCAATCGTATTTAAGCATATCAACAAGCTGGGAAATGGGATTTAAAGATTTTAATATCGCAAAGGGATCTGAAAATCTTTCCGAGGCTGTTGTTTTTACCGACAGCGGAGAAATTGACCAGCTAAAAGACAAACTCGCCCATTTTGGAGGGAAGGGTCTTGATGAAGATGGCAGACCTCTTTACATAAATTTAGTTGGTGAAGTTTTACCGCTTGGAATAGGATTTACAACCAATCCTGCCGCTGATGTTAAAGGGGTTAAAGTATTTGGTTCGGATGATTTAGAAATGCGGATTGCTAATGACAAACAAGTGGATGATGATTCTACTGAAGTTGATGCATCTAATGTTAAATTAACTGAAAGTTTCCAATTAACTGAAAGTTCCCAATTATCTGAAAGACCTGTAGAAACAAATATAAATATAATTTCAAATAAAATAGATTCGGAACAAATAGCCGCGTCAAAAAATTTTGAACAAGAAAAAAACGAAAAGGAAAATAATAAAATGCTTATAAAATCTATTCAAGATTTAAATGATGACTCTTTAAAGCAAATTTGCGCGACAGATATTCGCGCCTTATTTGAAGAAGAAATTAAAAAGGCTGGTGAAAAGTTCGCAGAAGAGCAGTCCGCTAAAGACAGCGTTATTGCCGAAGCTGAAAAAACAAAAGTCGAATTAGAGAGCCAGCTCGAAGAATTAAAGCAAGTGGGCGAGCAGTTAAAAGCCGAACTTGAAAAAATCAAAATCGAAGCTCAGGCTCGAGAGATAGAGGAAACATTCCAAAATAGAATGACCACTTTGGATGAAGAGTTTGATCTTAACGATGAGGAGCGCCAGGTGATTGGAGAGCAAATTAAAAACCTCGAAGTTGACTCGTTTGAAAAATGGTATAAAGCTTTCAATGTTTTTGCAAAAGGCAAAAATAAAAAAATGATGATGGAGAAAAAAGCGTCTGAACAAAAAATGAAAGAAAAAAAAGAAGGCTGCGCTTCATCTGAAAAAAATAAATCTGCTGAAGTGATTGCTTCAGAACAGGAAAAGAAAGAGCAAGAGGCTGCTTTAGCACTTGAAAAAGTTGAAGCAGAAGAAGTTGCTCTTCCAAATGGGGCAGTTGCTGAAGACACTCTTAGACAAAAATTTGCTAGAGCTTTCAATAGCGACACTATTAAAATAGAAGTAAATAAGTAAGTAAAAACAATTAACAATTAAATAAAAACAAAAATATGACAATTAGACCTTTTAGAGATTATAGCGAGCATGAGGTTATTAACCTTTTTGCTCTTCAGGGTGAAAGCAACAAGGGAACTTTCGTTACGGCTGCCGTTAGCGGATTTGATCTTGATGCTACACCAAATTTTGAAGATGACAGCTTTATCCATAATACGATATCCGCGCGTTTCAATGTGAAGAATAGAGTTGCGGCTGCTCCATCTGGAACTGCTCCAGCTATGGTTCTTGGAATGACCCTTAAAGACGTTAAGAGCGTTGATGAAAATGGTTATCCTTTGAAATTTGAACCACGTAAAGCTGCTGAGCGCGATGTGGTTATTAGCGGTGAAGCTGTGCCCGTTGTAAAACGTGGCGTATTCCTTTATAGCGGCGTGGTTGGAACTCCTACTTTTGGCAGCGGCTTAGCCATCTCTGACGCTGGTGATGGATCACTTAAAACTGTCGCTCCTGGTTCTGCAAATGCAGTTGCCAAAGCTCTCGGTCCTAAGGATTCTCACGGATTCGTTTTGATCGACATCAAGCTTTAATCTTAACAATTAATCGTAAAATACAAGTAAAAAAATATGAAAATTAAATTTGAAAAAACACCAGAGCAGGTTGAGTTAGTGAAGGCAATGGGCTCCAGCAATAAAGTTCAAGCTCTTGAAGCTCAGGATGCTTTTGCAGCGTTCATTGCTCCAGTTATCCAAGAAGTTCTTCTTCAGGCGGGTACCGCTTCTGCTATTTATGAAGACATGAGTTATGATGAAGACGATTCTCCATCTATCCCAGTTGATCTTTATTATGGCGAGCCAGAGGGCACCTTCTCAGTTTGGCAACAAACTGTAGCTGGTGGTCTTCCTACTCAGCAAATTGGCAGCTTCCAAGAGATCAAGGTTTCAACCTATACTTTGGATTCCGCTATTAGCTTTGATAAAAGATATGTTCGCAAATGCCGTTTGGATGTTGTCGCCAGGGGTCTTGAGAGACTTTCTAACGACGTTCTTATTAAACAAGAAAGAAACGCTTGGTACGTTGTGCTTAAAATGCTTGCTGACGCTCAGACAAGGGGTCTCAATCACGTATTTAGAGCTCAATCGGCTGGCAATTTCCAAGTAGATGACATCAATAAAGCTATTACCCTCCTCAAGAGATTAAACGCCGCCTATAACGGTGCCACCCCAGTTGGAAACGAAGGTCGCGGTTTAACCGATCTGTATGTTTCTCCTGAAATTATGGAGCAAATTCGTTCATTCGCTTATAATCCAGTGAATAGCAAGCAGGGCATTAGTAGTAATACTACTGGAATTCCTCTTACTGATTCAGTTCGTGAGCGTATTTTCAGCGCAGCTGGAATGAGTGATATCTGGGGCGTCACGCTTCATGAATTGCTTGAACTTGGCGTTGGTCGCAAATATAACGTTCTGTTTGATGAAATTGCTGGTGGAAAAAGCTTTACAAAAGCAGATGGCACTGGCGCTTCTGATTTTGGGGCTAATCCTTCTTATCTCAAGGATGAGATTCTTATCGGTATTGATCGCTCGCGCAGATCATTCATCCGCACTTTGGCTGTTAATGCTGAAACTGGCGGAAGCTTCAATCTTCGCCCTGACGACCAATTTTTGGCTCGTTCTGGTAAGGTTGGATTCTACGGCGGACTCGAAGAGGGTCGCGTCGCTCTTGATGCTCGTGCAGTTGCTGGTATTATCGTATAAAAAACGAATAAAACAAAATAAGAGAAGCCCCGATGAAAATCGGGGCTTTTTCTTTTTATGAGATAAATTTTTTTTAATGATAAGAATTACTATTAAATGTGTAAACTATTTAGTTATCTTGCTAAAAGATATATTTTTTTAATATATTTCAAATATCTATGATTCCAACTACTTATAATTTACCCGATGCTTACAGGGGCGATGCTTACGGACCTATTACGTTTAAAATTAAAGACTCTTCTGGCGGATATTTGAATGTTGTCGGCGCTGAGGTTATTGCCGAGGTAAAAAATAAAAAGAATTATGCAATAGTCTTAAGCTGGTCTACTTATGATGGAACAATTGATATTGTAAATAATGATACTATAATTTTAAGCCGTGTAAGCGGTTGTATTATGGGTATGCCTCAGGGGATTTACAATTATGATTTGCGAATATTTGATACTAGTCTTAAAAAAATAACAAGTTATTTGCGCGGTACTTTATCTGTTACTGGTGATGTTAGTAGTATGGATTTTATTTGCGAATGTGAGTTTGGCGGCGCAAGTGTTAAAGTTGTAGGCGATTGTTGTTGTTCGCAATCGACCCCTGTGCCGACTTCGACCCCTGCGCCGACTTC